ATCTTCCAGCAGTAATTGCATTACTATTTTCATCTCCAGTAAATGCAGAAACTGTTGGAGGTGTCTCTGCTACAGCATCTCCGATCGCAAATAGCTCTGGCTCGGTGACGAACCAGGCGATTCAGGTTTTACAAGGTCCATACATCACTAACACTTACGGGGGAGGAATCCAGTGTCAAGGACCCACTCGTAATTTTACTCCCTATGTAACAGGCACAGCATCCGCTCAAAAACCATATGAGCCATACTTTAATGACCCTGTATATGATGTTAGTGATAACTTCGGTGCCTTTGATGATGAAGGTAATGATATTGGCGATGGATTAATTGACAACCCAGGAGATATTCAATTCTACAAAAGGACTAGGACTGGACAAAAAGATAACTACAGTCTAGGTATTGGTTTCTCTATGACGTGGAGCACACCCACAGATAAGAAACTACAGGAGTTGTGTAAAGAAGCAGCAGCATCTAACATCGCATTAATGAATCAAGCACATGCCAATAAAAGGCTTGACTTTGAGATTGCGAGACTCAAAAATTGTGGCGAGTTAATGCAGCGTGGAATTATGTTTAGACCAGGCACAGAGATGGCAAAGATTTGTGCTGATGTGGTTGTAGTTGGTAAAAATACTATTACACCACACCGCCATACTATTCCCGCCCCTTCAAGGTCCGAATTGCCTTATTCCGAATCCGCTGCTGACCTCGGCGCTCCCTTAGGGACTCCACCTTCACGGACTTCCCCCTGATAGCAGCAATCTTTTTAATAACTTTCTTGACCGTTGGTTTGACTACTTTCAATAGTAGGTCTGCCAGCGGTTTTGCTAATAGTGCTGATGTTGTAGCGACCACAGCAATAGTAGCAGTAGTAGTTACTACACCAGGAGCAGGAAGACCAGCAACAATCTGTTGAGGAAGTGGCACTGCTTCTGTGCGTTGAATACACTCGTTACCAATCAGTTCGTATGCAGTAACTTTCTTTCTAAATCCTTCTACCAGTGACCCTACAGGTTCTTTTGCTTCCTGTGCTGGGGTAGGACAATTTACAGTGGCTGCTTTGTCTGTCTTTGGAGCTGTTGCAGCAGGTGGTGTAACTTCAGGTTGCTCTGGCGATGCAACCTTTGGTATCTGTGGCTCATATTCAAACTCCAATTCATCCTTATTGTAATCAATCGGATTGAATGATGGCACACCAGCATCACAGTATACCTTGACACCTTTGGGGTCATCCTCACTAAGGATGCCACTCTTCTCTTTACTAGAATTTTGTTCGTGCGCTTCCACACACCCAGGCATATCAACCACAGGTACACCAACTTCTTGTGTTACTGGTGGAGCAGCAAATATAGCATTAGCATCTGTTGCCCACCTTGGTGGTTGATATACTCGAATGTCTGGAATGTTTACTTCATTAATGTCAATACCAATTTCTTCAATCATTAGCAATCATTAAATACTTGACCAACTTGTGACCCAATTGAAGACCCTGCTTGCTGACCCAATAGCAATGCCCATCCACCTGCTAACCATCCAATGTAAGGGATGCTAGAGACAGCAGGGACAGCGACACCAGCTGCGATAGCACTACCTGCCATTGCACCTTGAGACCGTGCTCCAGCGTCCGCCGCGATACACTCTGCGGTTTTTGCATTCGACTTTCCCTCAGCATCAATTGCACCTCCGATATTACGGGTGCCATCCATAGTGTATTGGTCACGACGATATTCATCACGTCTCTCATGACTACCACCAAAGAAACCTTTCTTATGTTGGTCTAAGTTTAGAGACCTTTCTGATTCTAATACCTTGGGGTCATTGGCACGGTATTCAATCTCATAACCGTCTTTACCTGCTTTGATTCTATACGATGAGTAAGGACCACGGGGAAGATTAATAGTAGGGACAGACGGTGGCTCCGCCTTTCTGTCAATCAAGTAACCAAGTAAACCAAGGTGAGAGATAGCAAATAATGCACCAGCAGTGGTGATAATTATTTTCCATCCAGATGGTTTCTTTTCAGGGGTTGGTGCAATAGAATCTTCCTTATCGTGGTTGAATATACTCATGGCATTGTTGGGATAGAAGGCCCAGTTACCTCAGGCATCTCTGGCATAGCAGCATCTAACATACCTGGGAGGGCATTAGAAACAGCACCGACAGCAGCTTCAGTAACTTTAGTAATAGCACCCTCTACGAGGGCATCTTTCTGTGTATACAAATAAGCACCCCCACCAATCAGACTTAAAGAAGTCAGACCAGATAGGAGTGCGATGACGTTAATCAGTTTTTGCATCTTTCTTTGGCTCTACAGCTGAAACAACAGGGGGTTCCTCTTCTTTCTTCTTAGCCGCTTTACCATTACCATTTCCACCTGCTTTGGCAGGACTCAAACCGAAGGCAGCTAGCGATCCAGAAAAGACCGATGCGATAAAGGTAGGGTCAAAATCAAGAATTTTTTGACCGTTTGGAAGTCTAACGTAAGAGAATGTCAGGAGAGAAGCAGACCAAATAAGTACTACGACTTTCACTAGATTACCAAGAACTTCAGATTTATCATCATCGTGGTCTTCCTTCTCTACTGCGGGCTTAGTGTCCGCCATTTGTAGAGAGCAAGGCTCTTCTATTTAGTGATATAACCTTCTTCAACCAACCACTTCTTGGTCAATGGTGTTGGAGGGTAAACTTTCCACATCTCACCTGCTGCACATGCTTCCAGTGCTGCCTTAGTCATACCCTCAGTGCGTCCTGCCCAACCTGCTTCTGCTTCCCAGGGCACAGCATTAGCAGGATATGTGCGCTCTGCCATGACACGCCACATGACAGGCACCTCTTCTTCAGGTTTGATGATAGCGATCAGACTATTCTTGATAGTACCTGCCATGCAATCCTGTGCAGCGTGCCACCCTTCATGTCGCATGACACTCATCAGATAAGAAGTGCGACCCATGTGGTCTCTATTCAAGAAAAAGTTATTGCTAACCGTATGATAGACACCACGATGATTGACTGGGAAATACTTCGAGTCTGCTAGAAACACCTCAACTCCGACCCTATCAAGGGAAGCGAGCATGTCGTTGAATTCGTCAGCAACAATATCATAATCAATATCGGGATACTCGTTAGCAATATCAGCGATACTTTTGACTTTATCGACTCCATCTGTACACTCTCTGAGTAGCATACAACCCATGGCATCCATAGTATTGTATCCTTTGATGTGACCCTTAGCATGGTCTGCCATTGCAGGACTTCCCATGAGCATCAGAGCCAGTAGTAGTTTTTTCATATCATTTATCAAACATTTGAATATAGTATTCTGCGTCAACTACTACCAAAGGTTTCTTACCATTCTTTTTGATAACAACTATCGGCTCATAGTCTCCACAGTTAGCAGCAGATTGCTCGTAAGCGTCCCAGATATTGAGTTTCTCTACATTCTTACATTCTATACTATGAGGAAACTTTTGTCTAGCTGCCCGTGCCATGATGAGGTCTTCACCACCAGCACCCATGCTGCGTGATTCAATATCTTCGGGGTGGACATTTAGTTTTTCAATCAACTGCTCTCTCACCCACTGCTGCAATCTTCGTCCTTTTGCTTTCGCAGATTGCGGTCGCATAAAAAAATACCCCCATCACTGGAGGTATTTAGTATCAGTCAATCCCACGGATCTGGTATTTCCATTTTATTGCTTGGAGAATAAAAGCTTCTGCCAGACTGCTCGGACCTAGTTTCAGGAGTTGCCAGTGACTCTCTGGTAAGTCTGGGTCTGCCAGTGCTCTTCTTTTCCATTCTGGTATCATAGTTTAAAACCAGCGAAAGTATCTTTTTTAACATCCTGTTTAATACCACCGATTACATATGATTCCACCTCTGTCTCCTGAGGGGCGACTTGTAGACCCTTAGAGGACAGCCAGTGCTGCGTCCAGGGTAGGGGGTTGTTAGACATGGGAGTATCGAAAACTGGCTTGAGACCGATTGCTCTCATGCGACGGTTGGCAATATACTCAACATAGGAGCTGAGTAGTTTTTCATTGAGACCAATGATGCTACCATCCTTGAAGAGATACTCTGCCCACTTCTTCTCTTCTTCAACAGTGCGCTTGAATTGCTCTACCGTCCACTGCTCTTCTTCCTTAGCGATTTTAACGATGTCAGGGTCGTCCCCATCACGCCATTTGTTGATGATGTTTTGAGTAAGGACAAGATGCTGGCTTTCGTCTCGGGCGATGAGAGAGATAATTTTAGCGGATCCCTCCATAATTTTGAGCTCACCAAACGCAAACGAGCAAGCAAAAGAGACATAGAATCTGATTCCTTCCAGGATGTTGACATTTACTACTGCCTTGTAGAGTTTTCTTTTGAGCTCATAGAGTTGCTCTTCAGCATAGTATACACCTTCTTGAGCGTGCTGCCAGTCATTACTGTTACCGTATTGCTGTGCTGCACGAATGAAGTCGTCGTATGCT